TACAGGTGTAGCTCAGACAGTTACTTACCAACAATATGATGGCAATGGAAATGAAGTATCTAGTGGTGGTACTAGCTGTCAGTCGTATTTAGATATTGCTAATACTTCTGAACCTGCTAATACATTTAGGCTGGCAAGTATTGCAGATAATACATTTATAACTAACAGAGAAACTGTAGTTGAAATGGAATCAACTACTTCTCCTGCTTATACTCAAGCGACTGGATTAGTTTTTATTAGACAAGCTGATTACAACACTACTTATAAAGTTACATTAAATGCTGGAGATCACGCAGAGACAACAGAAGAATTTACCACACCTATTATTGGATCAGGTTCATCTTCTAGTGCTCCTAGTAATTATAGTGTTTCTGTAGGATTGCGAGATCTAATTAATAATGATAGTGTTCTTGGCCCAGAATATACAGCAACAATAATAGAGGATTACTTACTTAAAATAGTTAAAGATGATGGAGGAGATTTCACTATAAAAGTTAGTGATACATTAGCTGATATGTTTATAGTTGGAATCAAAGGAGAAGTAGAAGCAATACAACAATTACCAGTTAAAGGAATCAATGGACAAATTATAAAAATCATTGGCTCTACTGCAACAGCATTAGATGATTACTATGTAAAGTTTGAAACTACAGATGGAAGTACATCAGGTAAAGGTGTATGGAGAGAGACTGTTGCTCCTGGTATTGAATACAAATTAAAGGCAACCAAGATGCCTCATGTATTAATAAGAAATGCCAATGGAACTTTTACATTTAAGAGACAAACATGGGGAAATAGAATTGCAGGTGATGCAACCAGTGCAAAGAATCCTCCTTTTGTTGGAGAGACTATAAAAAATTTAAACGTATTTAGAAATAGATTAGTAATGCTGTCAGATGAATATGCTTGCTTATCAGCAGCTGACGACTACACAAGATTCTGGCCTGAGACTGTTCAAACAATTGTAGATAGTGATCCTATTTTTATAAGTACAGGTGGTACTGATATTAACTTTCTAACTTCAAGTATGGCGTTTTCAAACACGCTTCTTTTATTTAGTAGAAGTGGTCAGTTCAGATTAGATACAGGTGCATCAGGAATAGGAGCACCACTGACACCAGCAACAGCAACTATAACAGCGATGACAAAGTACGATTCAAATGAATCAGTCGATCC